AATAAAAAACCGTATACATGGTGGCACATTGATGTATCGGAGGGATGTGTTCCGCCGTTTTGGTATGCTTAATGAAACACTGTGGACGGCGGAAGAATATGAATTCAATCTACGCATACTTAGCATGGGTGCAAAAATTGGATATTGCGATTTCATGTTAATGTACAACAGATTGCATCCGGGTCAGAAAAGCATTGGCCGTCACACGCTCGAATATAGACGGAAGCGAAAAGACGAGATCGAACGAATTAAAAACTTGTACCGATGAAACGAATCGCAGCCATAGCCACCATGCCGGGGCGTGAGGAATTTCTAAAGAAAACAATCGAATCGCTGCGCGGTCAGGTTGACGAGATACGGCTATACGACAACGGGAAAGAGTCGGTAGACTTGACCGACAACGGGAAGTTCTACTTCCTTAAGGAGTACAATGAGCCTGTGTATTACTTCTCCTGTGACGATGATATCATTTACCCGCCAACGTACATTCGTGACATGATTGCCGCCATTGATCGGTACAAGTCAATTGTAACGCACCACGGGCGCAAGCTGACAAGAAAAGGGGTGAGTTATTACCGTGGCGGGCATGTTGCTTATCGATGTACCGGACATGTCACTCGAGCAAGAACTATTGACGTTGCCGGAACCGGAGTAACCGGGTTTCGAACAGACTACTTTAACCCGGTAAACATCTACAAGAGTAAGCATAAGTGCATGAGCGACCTTGTGTTTTCTATGGAAGCGAGAAAGCAAAAAAAGATGATCGTAGTGCTACCACACAAGGCCGGGTATATTCAGGCGCAAAAGGTACCAAGAGAAAAAACGATCTTCGGAAATCACGTGCTTAATGACGCTGAGCAGTCCGCTTTGGCTGACGAGCTGCAAAGTCTTGGCGCATGGAGGCCCAGTTCAAAACCATAATGTGTGGCATATTCATTATGTCGTTCACCTTGGTTATGTCTCCTGCGGCGAGGTTGTAAACGACGGCAAGCCATCCCCACTTAGATTCCGGCGTATCCTCTTCCGGTTCATGTTCTTCACCTTCCTCCGGTTCGTAGTCCTCGTCTTCTTCTACCTGGAAGATGCCCTTGTATTTGTCCAGCAAGTTTTCCCGGTATTTCAAGTAGTCATTAATACCACCTATCACCTCTACAATTTTATCATGCCCAGCAACCCGAAGTGGGAACAGGATGTCTCCTACTTCAAATATCTTATCGTGCAGTGGGTGCTTGGTCAGGTATGTTTCAAGGTCGATGAACTTACCAAGTGGTAACGACCGAAACTCAACCGTTTTTTGCGGGTTAATTGGCGTTGGAGTGGTATTGATAAACGACAGTTCCTTTCGGATGTTTCGCAAGTCTTCTGCGGTCAACTCATCATCGTCAAACCCAGGATCGAGGATGTAGGATGCTTCAATAAAGAACTCCGATCCGGTCAATTCCTCAGACCGGAGTTCCTGTATCTCAATCCACTGATCAATCGTTATCTCCTGCCATCTCGACATTAGCCAAGTCTTTAACGGTTTCGCGCGCCTGACGCACCAATAGCGGAATGGCGTAGCTTGCAGGTAGTTCTTTTCTGAACAACTGCGCCTTATGCTTGATATGGGCGTCAGAGTAGTGTTCGTTTTTTGTCAACTGAGAATCCTTGTAGAGAATAGCCGTGACCATGGACGGGAACATGCCTGTGTTCTGTCGGGCTGTCCTTTCAATGGTCACCACGTCCCGGGCGGAGATAACCAAGTCTTGTGTTCCGTCAATATCTACAATGTTTGCGACATAGGTGCGGCCGCCCAACTCAATAACCTTTGGAGGCAACTCGTCGTTGTACTTGGCTTTCTTCAAGGTCTTAGCGTTCTCGATGAATTGATCCTTCGACATCTGGTCAATGATGCCGTCCTCAATTCCAAGGATTCCGAACACCGACAGAAACCTTTCCAACTCCCCTTTTGATTGATCGTTGATTAGGTTACAGATCGATTCAAACTCCTTGATCAGCATTGCGTCCGGCTGGTTAGGTAACTCGATCTCCTTCTGTGGAGAGCCATAAATAAAATTTATCATAACTGTTTTTGTATCAAAAATAACTATACGCCCTGTATTTTACAAACGCGAAAAATATGTTGCCAGTTTACACAATGTCAATTGACGGGGAGAACGCCGAGGAAGAAGAAGGGTTAGGAGTGTTTGAGATTGCGAACACGGACAGCCCGGCTATCAAGATGAAGGGCATTGCCTTTTCATCCCATGAGCCAGCCAAGGTGTTTTTCAAGGACGATCTAAAGTACCGTATTGCCGCCCCTGTTTTGACGCCTGACGACATCTATCGCCGAGACGATGACACGGGAGAGGAAAGCTACTACCGATCTACTACCAAGTTTATTGAACAGGTGTTCATGAAGTTCATGCGCACTCGCGCAGGCAAGCAGGTGTTCAATGAGGAGCATGATGAAGCCAAGAAGGTTCCGGCATATCCTCTTGAAACATGGCTTGTTGAAGACCCGAAAACCGACAAGTCAAAAACAGTATACGGCATCGAATGCCCCAAAGGCACCTGGTTTATGGTGCAGCAATTCACCGATAAGGAGGTGTACCATGATTACGTCAAACGAGGTCTTACCGGGTTCTCCATTCATGGTAACGCCAACTTAGTTATGTCACAACAAAAACAAGATAACATGTTGAAATTCAAAGAAAAAAAACGAAAGGTCGTTGCCAATCTGTCAAGTGAAGACGGATCGGTAGCGGACATCATTTTGGCAGCAGACAAATTCGAGGTAGGCTCCAAGGTGGTTGCGCTCGACAGCGACATGAACGAGGTCGAAAACTTCACCGGAAAATTGGAATCAAACCTTGGTTTGATTACCCTGTCTGAAGGGACGATAGAGAGCATTGAGGCGGAGTTCGACGAGGAAGAAAAAACCGACACCGAAATGGAAGCTGAAAAGGAAACGGAAGTTGAAGCAGCGGAAGAAACGACCGACAAAGAAACAACCGATGAAGGTACTGCATCCGAGGAAGCTGAGAAAACAGACGAAACGGAAGTGGAAGCACAAACCGAAGGTGAGTTCTACACTAAGGAGGAAATCGACGCCAAAATCAAAGAGGTAACCGACTTCATTGCCGAGGCAATCTCATCATTGAAGGAAGGTGCGCGCGAGGAAGCGGAGGACGCTGCCGAGGAAGTTATTGACCCGGTTCAGATGAAGATGCGGAAAGTTGAGGCGTTGAAAAATCCAGCGTTGAAATTCGCCACCGCCAATTAAGTAACAAACGAAAAAACACATAGAAATGGCAAGAGAGTTAAAATTTGCAATGAACGTGGATGCTGCGGCCCTGCTGCAAGTCAATCCAAAAGAGTTCTACACCAAGGCGTTGCTGGGGGACACCTCGTCCTCTAAGTTCCGGCAGGTGTTAAACATCAAAGAGAAAACAAAGATCGGAAGCCTGTCGTTCGGCTCGCTGTTGTTCCCGGCTGATTGCGACTGGCAAGGCGGAAACTCCACTCTGGGAGCAAAAGAGATGGACGTCTGTAAGGCGCAGATCGGAACCGAAATCTGTATGTATGAGATGGAGACATCTTTCCTTGCAGACTGGATGGCGAAAGGGTCGAACGGTGATTGGATGCCCGCCGATTTTGCGTCGTTCTTCTTTGACGAAATCGCCCGAAACATCGACGATCGATTGGAGTACATTACATGGCAAGGGGACACGGACATTGAGTTTGATGCGGAAGACCCGGACACATATCTCGGTATCTGTGACGGCCTCGAAAAGAAACTTTGCTCTGCGAATATTCCGGCGAACCAGGTTATCGCGGGAACAGCCGTAACCGCTGCGAACGTTATTGCGCAGCTGACGTTGGTGTATAACCAGATTCCGAAAGCGTTGCGAACCCGTAAGGGGGAAGTTCTCTGGAATGTATCTCAAAACATTGCTGACGCTTACTTGCTTGCGGTTGCAACTCAGTCTGCCGAGCAGTACACAAACAAAGAGCCGGAATTGAAGTTCCTCGGTTACACTTTGACGGCTGCTCCCGGAATGTCAGATGACACTATGACGCTGTCGCTGCAAAACAACTACGTGAAGTTGGCTGATATGGTGTCTGACCCGCAAGACCTGACGGTTATCGACATGTCGAAAACTACCGGGGATAAGAAGTGGCGAGTGCGCTCCGACTTCAAGATTGGTTTCGACTACTTGAACGACGACGAGTGGGTTGTTTACGGATTGGATTGCGCGTCCTAATTGAATGGTAAAAGAGGGGTTCGCCCCTCTATTGTTTAACATAAAAACTTTGAATTATGGTTTGTGCAACATTAGAAGAGATCATTCACGGATGTGAACGAAACACGGGAGGACTGTTTGAATTGTACGTGGGAGACATTGACGATGTCGACAGTATCACAGAAGATACTGTCGACTGGGAAGTAACAGCGATGACGGTGTCCGCCGCTCCGGTGCAGATCGCAATCAAACGGAAGACGTCAAACTACACGGAGGACTACGCGGAAGATCTGGTGAATGGATCGAGTACCAACACGGTGACCGTTAACCTTATGCTTCACCGCAGAAGTGCCGAGAAGTCAAAGGCACTGAGCATCCTGTCTGCCGGGCAGCGGTACCTGTATGGCTTCCTGAAGGACGCAAACGGCAAGTACTGGTACGCTGACTACCTCCAGGTAACAACAACTGGAGAAGGTTCCGGACAGGAACGCGCGGACGGATCGAAATATTCCGTTGTTCTTGTAGCGGAGATGGATCACTTGATGTACGAAGTTGATCCGGCTGTCGCCGCATCTGTAATCGCAACATCATAACTGGCATAGCGATTGATTTATACAAGGGGGTAGGCAACTATCCCCTTTGTTGTGTAACGAAATCAAATAGTAGCCCCTGTAATTGTATGATCTGTTTGAACAAGGGAGAAGATACGACGGTCGTTGTCACGTTCTACGAGCTGACAACAATTGCTCCGGTGTACTACCTTATAGAGGTGACGAGTTCCAATGACGATGTAACGTATATTGCTCCGGTCGACGTGTCAATATCGGTAGAGCGATACAACAAGTTCGTTATTAACTCCGATCTTCCGGCAGGAGAGTATTACTACACCGCCTATCAGTGCGCGGCACCAAGCCCGACAATCGACGACGCACAAGGAGTGGTGGAACACGGCATACTTGTAGTAACAGACGATGGTATAATTGACACTGTTTACGAATGAAAATACTAGGCATAAACTTTGGGGCCAGCAAGCCCATAATCGTGAAGCATGGCGAGCCGCAGGCGTATAATACGCCGTTCTTGCAAGTGGGAAAAGGCAACTTGTCGCTGCCATACATTCAGAGTACGGTAAGCGGCAAGGGTATTATCTACTTCGGACAGGACAATTTGTATCCGCAGTTGCTCAACCAGATGTATTACACCTCTCCATTGCATGGGGCAATAATTGACTACACGGTTAACGCTGTTATTGGTGGCGGTGTGGACATCAAGACGGACGGAAGCGTAGCGCAAGAGGTAGACAAGGGTGTTTTTCTTCGTAAAATAAAAGCCAAGGGGCTGTTCCCGGCATTATGTCGTGACTACTACATGCACCGCAGGGTACACTTTTGGTTGTCATTTAGCGACTCTGGGAAATTCTTGAAGATGAAACGGGTTGACCCTTCAAAAATACGCAGACGGTTCGACGGAGGGGTTGAGTATTCGGATGACTGGTCAACACAGGCCAACAGAAGAACTGTTACAGAGTATTCGTATGGAGGCAAAAACGTTGGCGATGTACTGTGGTCGTACTGGGAAGAAACCCCGGGAATGGACTATTACCCGCTTCCAACTTATTCTTCCGCCATGAACTGGTGTTTTCTCGATGGGGAGCAGTCATTCCTACACAAGAGCAATATTCAGGAGAGTATTTTCCCGTCAATATTTATCCGGCGTCCAAAACGGTTCGGGTCGAAAAAGGAAATTGAAGAATTCACAGACGGATTAAAGGCGAATAAAGGAGCTGGAAATGCTGGGCATATCGGGGTATTAACGGGCGATGGTTTTGAGAACACGCCAGAGGTGGTTGCCCCTCCAGGATCGCAGAATGACAACTTATTCTTCCAAACATCTAAGAGCATACAGGACAACATTTGCTTTGCCCACCAGATAAACCCATCAATCATGGGTATCAAGGTGGCCGGATCGCTTGGGAATGCGCAAGAATTGGAGATGTCGTACGCCGTGTGGGAAAAAAACATTGTGTTCCCCATCCGGGAAGTAATGGAGGAGATAGGCGGAAGCCTGCTGCAGGTGTGTGGCGTCAAGGGGTCGTTTGAAGTTACCGCTTACAAGGCATTTGGCGACGTTGTCGTCAGTGACGAAAACAATACTGGCGACCTTATCAACGCGATGTCCCCGCTTCTTGCAAACAAAGTGTTGGAAAGTCTTACGCTTAATGAGATTCGCGCACTGGCGGGGCTTCCAAAGGTAGCTGATGGGGATACGATTCCGTCAAAACAACAAAACACCCAAACGCCATGATACACTTCGTTACCGATAATTACCTGAAGTCAAAAACGCCGATAACGCAAAACGTTGATTCCAAAGAAATCGTTGTGTTTGTCGAGCCGGCCGCATTGTCATGGATGCGGTTTATCCTTGGAGGCTACTTCTACAACGATCTGCTTGTAAAGTACAACAATCAAACACTATCTGTCGACGAAACCGCGCTGGTACAGAAGATGCAACCCGCAATTGCGTGGCGCGCGGCTTACGACTGTGTGATCGGTATGACGTATCAGTTAAAAAACAAGGGGTTACAGAAGCAGAACGGGGACAACTCCGAAAGCGTTGAACTAACGGAGGCGCAATTCGTGGCAAGACACTACGAACAGAAAGCAGAGTTCTTTGAAAGCATTGTCCGTAGCTATCTAAAGGCGAATAAAGCCCTATTTCCGGTATACACTTCCGCGCAAAACAACGACTGTGAAGACAGGCCGCAAATGGACGACAACTTTAACACTGACATCTTATTCGTATGATAAGCTACAACCAACTCATATCAGTTATTCAGTTATTCGCTACTCAGCATGAGCAAGTACAGAGATTCGGCGCTGAATTCAAGGAGCAGCTACCTAACATACAAACGTCAGGCACAACGTTTCCGTACCTGTTTATGGTACCAGTAGGCACAACTACCAGCGAATTTGTCAAGGAGATAGAGGTGGAAATATATTGCGTTGACAGGTTGCGCAAAGACCGGGCAAACACCAATGACGTGGTAAGTGACACCGAGCAGATATTAACAGACCTTGGTGTGTGGTTGGAAAACGAGCAGGATTACGTTGGCATTGTCAAGAGTTACACGGCGACACCTGTCAACAATGCGACATTGGACTATGTAGACGGATGGATACAGCGGTATCGTTTTGAGCTGGAGCGAATTGGGGCATGCGAAATACCAATTGGCGAAGGGGGACTACCTGTAAACTGCCCTGAATTCGAAGACGTCACAGTCAACATCAACGGTGAAGAAGTAGCCACGGCCGGGAGTGGTGAAACAGTTGATCTGAATGTGACACTAAACGGAACACCTTCCGGGTCATGGAATGCAGGCACGGGCACATGGGAAGTTATAGCCGACCTTCCGCCGAAACTTCCGGCCGGCACCTATTACCCGTCCAATGACGGGTCAGGCGGCCTTACATGGATCGGGGCCACCGCCAATGTCACAACTGGCGACGGCACGATATCGAAGGTGTCCGGTTCCGGAGCATGGGATGGGTCTGCCTATTCGCTCGTTAATCATTATGGTGACTTTGAATTGTTCTTTAATGTCACCTCTGGCAATGAGGCGATGATGGGCATATCGTACTATAAGTCCCGACCCGGGTTTGAAAACTTAGACATAGCGTTTTACTGCTCGATTGGCAATAGTTTTGCGTGGGAAAACGGGTCTAACAAGGAAGGGTTTGGTCCGTTCAATTCCAGCACATTGTTTTCTATTCAACGGTCTGGCAGCAACATGCATTATAAGGTAGATGGGTCGGTACTTAGAACAGTTCCGATAACCAACATAGGCCCGATAAACATTGATACATCTATCTACGATTTATCAACAATCTCAAACATACAATTGGTAATCCCTTAAAAACAAACATACAATGAACGTAATTGAAGTAAGACACATTGATACCATTAACGCTATTGAAGCGAAGCTTACGGTATCGTACGATGTAAACAGCGAAGACAGCAAGGCTGCTGCATGGGCGCAGATTGAATCGTTCTTAGTCGACCACATCGGAACCCGCCCGGAAAGAAAAGAGCGATGAGAACTGAACACACAGCATTCCTGTTGGGTGCATTGTTGTATTTCGCAGCGTATGGACTTCATCCGTGGCTATGGCATAATGCGCATTATGAACTCGTGACACTTGCACCGGTGTTTTACCTGATGGGTATTGCTGTGATGTTCAACAGGTTGTCGCTTGATCGAAAAACAATCCGAAAAACGCCCTATATCATCTGTGAGTACCTAGCATTTCTGTTTGCATTCTGTCAGACCTTGCAATACTTCGATGAGGTAAACAGGAACCACCGCGTATTGCAATATGGGGAAATAATGCTTCCAATTATATTGGCCGGAATGCTTGGCCAATCCATCTATAAACGACTAAAACGCATACGATGAATCTTGCTGAGTTGCTTAAATTGCCTATCGTAGAGAAGTTTTTTACCCTGTTCATTCTGCTGGCCGGGCTTTATTTGTTGTGGGGAAAGATCAGTAAACTTGAAGATCGTACGGCTGCATGCGAAGACGAATCCCGTAAGATTCTCATTGAACAGATTAGCAAGTCCAATGTAGTGATCGAGCAAAATACGGAAGCATTTAAAGATTTTCGTAGAGTGCATTCGGAAAAGTAGTATATTAGCAATGTACATTTTTTAATTATTAATTATAGGTAAGGAAAGCGGGGTTTTGCTCCGCTTTTGTTTTTGAATAAAAGTTTGGTCGTTTCAAAAAAAGTAATATATTAGTCACATGAAAGGTTTATTTTCTGTTCTATTGGTGCTTACCGTGAGTATTGCGGTGAACACGTCAACCTATGCTAACACGGTTGATGACAAAACGAAAATTGAAATCTGCAAACAATCATCAGTAGACCACACGGATATTGATTTTGTTTCTGATTTCGCCTTAACATCTTCGTTTGTTTTTGAAATTAGCGCCCCGGCGTATTTCAATTTCAGCGAGTTTGCGGACGTAATTGGTGTAACAACCGAATATTGCTTTCCGCTTATCCGTCCACCCACGGACAAGATGTTAAGTGTTAGCAATCAACTTATTGAAGCGCGGATTATGTTCGCGCTTTTTTTTGTACCTTCGGGTTATCGTTTTTCATTTTACTTTTAGTTTCAGGCGGCTTCGGTCGCCTTTTCTTATTTAGAACGAATATAAATTAACGCAATGTTTGTGTGAATTGAATAAGTTTTGTACATTTGTCAAAACGATAAGAAATGAAAGTAATAGTAATTAAAGAAGCAAAAGAGTTCGAACCAATTGAACTGAAAATCACGATTGAATCAGCAGCAGAACTATGTAGTTTGTGGCATAGATTCCACGTCAGTCCGGCCAATTTAGGAAAAGTATCCGATTTCAACGCCTTGGCGTTTAATCCAATTCGACACGGAGAGGTCTTCCATGCTCTTGATGAACTAGCTAAAGAAAGAGGGTTGGAGCGATGAAAAAACTAATCTTGATATTGACCCCCGTCCTGCTGATCTCCTGCAAAAAGGAGTACACTTGCGAGACAACGAAGTATGAATTCGGAGAAGATGAAGAATAAACACAGAGGAATCAAAATCGATGGATCGGGGTGGGTCTACGGTGAACGGATAACGGTAGGTGAGCAGGTATTCATCCTTGAGTCAAAATCGACACGCGGATACAGTAAAGTGCAATTTTTTAACAATGGTAGTCTGTGCAGATTGACAATTGATTGTCACGAAGTCATACCGGAAACTGTTGGGGTGTTCACTGGTCTTTCGGCTTCTAAAGCTAAAAAACACTTATCATTAGATGTATTTGAGGGTGATAAATTCAGAATGCTGAATAAGTTTGATGTAGAAGCAGAATGCGTCGCTATGTGGATAGATCAGCGTGCGGCATTCTATCTTGTTCCAATTGAACATTACCCAGTGCTTCGAGATAATGATTGTAGCAAGGAACCAGAATTTGATTGGCTGTTTTGTGAAGCCATGTTGCACGATTTCAATGACTGCGAAATTCTAACCAAAATCGGCACCATCCACGATCATTTGTTGAACGAAAAGAAGGAAGAAAATGAACGAAAAATTTGAAACGTTGAAAAACCAGTTGGGTACTGGGTTGATTATGCGCGCAGAAGGTGAGGATACAAAATTAAAATCATTGTCTTATAATGGTGTAGTTACCACCCTTGATTGCTGTCCACCACCGAATATAAATGACTGCACTCCACACCTCTTCTCCATGAAAGACCTCACAACACCCATACGGGTTGATGGGTATGATGATGGAAAAGAGTTTGTGCCTGTTGTAGAATTAATGAAATATCGGGCATTTGATTATTGGGAATTACTTAGTAATGAGGATGAACCAAAAGATATAATTGTAAGATTCAGGAGTGAAGATGATTCAACATATATTGACGAGTTTGCACCACTGGTTGTCAACTTTTCAAACGTCCAAGGTATACCTTATTGGATAGTAAACTTGCTAATCAAATGGCATTTCAACGTATTTGACTTGCCCGAAACCGACTACATTAACGCGTTGGAAAGCCGAGTTTATGAACCGAAAAATCAACAACTCTAAATAGAGAGAAATGGCAGTTTACGTAGATAATTTTAATTTCCCATACGGAAGAATGCGAATGAATCACATGATAGCAGACTCAATCTGAGCTGCTTGAAATGGTAGATAAAATAGGTGTCAACAGAAAATGGATTCAGGACAAAGAAACGTCTCGTGAGCATTTTGATATTTGCAACTCAAAGAGGGAAAAAGCAATTAAACTGGGAGCCATACCTATTCACTTCAAGGAGTTGGCAGCAATGACTTCAAAAAGGAAATGGAAACCATGAAATAACACCTAATAGACTGGCTAAAGAAGCCGGAGAACGCGAACAAGAGCGTGCAGCATATTATTGAGTACATTGAAACTCACGAACCAATCTTAAGGTTTGATATTGAAATATCAGGTCATTACCTTATTGGTTTAGAAGTCGATCAAGGTAATGCTAGAGTACTTGGGGCAGTTAATGGTGGCGGATATTCAGTTACGGATGAAGTGAAAATAATTACCCGAAAAACCGAAAGAGTTATGATTATCACATACGAAAAAATCGTTAATTCATACATGAATTTACCTCCTGAAATGATGCCAAGTGGGATAATAATAAACCCTTCTGACGAACAGTCATTGATTCGAGACATTGTTCCGGAGGCATTCATGAAAGAAGTTAAATCAGTAAACAAGGTGGGGGCGTTTGATGTGTATAAATCAGAACAAGTAACCCCGGGAACATTCAAATTTGTATTATGAAAAACAAACTAAAATGGCTTCACGCCGACAATATTAAAGGACAGACGATTACAGTGGTAATTTCATGGCTAATTGTTCTGATAGTTGGGCTACTGGTGTTTTCGCTGTCATCCTGTGACCATTCAAAACAAGCCGCGAAGCATTACCGGAAGTTTCAGGATCACGGAGGAAAAGTCATCTGCCCGAATGACGTTCAACCGTTAACATATATCGACACAACGGTGTTTAGTATTGCACACGATTGGAAATGCCCGGAAATCGAGTTCCCGAAATCAAAGGTTGAAATCCGGCAGGAAGAAAAGACCGAACGTGCCCGTGTCCGACAAGAGGCTAAATCTGACCGTACAGAAACGAAAGCAGTTGCAAAGGTGGACAAGGAGCAGGCAAAACAAGAAGGTCGATCAGATCGAACAGAAACGCGTCAAAACGAAAAGACGGAACGGAAGCAAATCAAGGCTGAATCCAAAGGTGTCAAATGGTGGTGGTGGATCATCGCTGTTGCGTTCGGGATAGTCGGAGTTGTGGCCGGCTATTTCATCCGGATAATTGTAGAATTGTTTAACATGCCTGATAGTACAGGCGAAAATAGGTAGTATGAAAAATGAAAATGGTATAGGGTTTTCTTCCCTGTTAGGATTGACGTTCATAATCTTGAAGTTATGTGGGGTTATAAATTGGAGTTGGTGGATTGTTTTGCTTCCATTGTATTGGTGGCTTCCTGTTGTTTTGCTAATGCTTGTTGTTTGGATAAACAGAAAGCGACAGCAAGTAGAACAAGACGCTCCTAAAAACAACCCTCCAAAAAGAAGTAAATTTCAGGAACGCCTGGAAGAAATGCAGAAACAGCGGGACAATTACTCATTAAAAAACAAATAACATGTACGAATATTTGAAACAAGAGAAAAGCCCAAAAATTTTGGTTGAAGCCATGAAGCACATGGGCGTGAAAGAAATTGTTGGTAAGCAGCATAACCCGGTCATAATTGGATGGGCAAAAGAACTTGGGATAAGCAACGTTTACAATGCGGACGAAATTCCATGGTGTGGACTATTCATTGCTTACTGTTGCCACGCCGCTGGACTTGACGTTGTGGATAAACCTTTGTGGGCATTGAACTGGGCAAAGTGGGGAACGCCCGTTGAAACGCCAATGCTTGGCGATGTGCTTACATTTAAACGCAACGGCGGTGGTCATGTCGGAATCTATGTTGGGCAGGACGACGAGTGCTACCATGTACTTGGAGGCAACCAGTCGAATAGCGTCAGCGTTACCCGTATTGTCAAATCACGTCTATACAAGGCGCGTAGAACAGCATGGAAGATTGCGCAACCGTCAAACGTTAGAGCGATTCATGTTAGTTCTAATGGGAAAATTTCAACAAACGAACAGTAGTAGGATGAAAATTGAGAAGAAAGACAAACCACAGGTGTACACAATGTTCAGAATGTTCCTGCTGGAGAACGGACACACGCTGAGATCGTTCTGTGAAAAGTTCGAATTGAACTACTCTACGGTTATCGACAAGTTCAAGCGAAACAGCATGACGGTTGACGAACTAAACGACATGGTGAATATGGTCGACTGTTCGGCTACTTGCAAGAAGTACAGAGGGAAATGGCGCGTTTCTGTTATTTAGAATCGTTCTAAATTGCAACTATTTTTCACATAAAGTTTGTGTAATTGGTTTTTTGTTGTACCTTTACAGAAACAATAAAATTTTCTATGAAAACGGTAAACAAAAACGATTACGAAGTATTTGAATTCAACGGTGGATACTATGGAGTGTCGTTAATAGGGTCATTTGGCGGAGAATTGATTTACGGCGGTGATTCTGGTTGTGAAGATCATCACGATTTTGATCACGTTAATGAGTGGTTCGTGCAATGGGATGGAACGATTGAAGAATAACCCTCCGCAGTTCCGCAAATGTCTGCGGATGCCCCGGTGTGAAAGCATCGGGGTTAAGGTGGTAAAAAACGATAAGGAATGAAAGCAACTGATTTTGTAAAGGGCAGTAGGTATCTGCCGCCGGGGCATGATGAGCCGTTGGAATTTTCACACATAGGCATCCATGGTGTTTGGTTCTTGGATAATTTCAAAAAAGAATGGTTTGTTGATTTTAACGGCATGATAGGTTTCGCAAGTAATATTCCCGATCAATTTCGCGGATGGAAAGAATACATCGAGCCAAAAGAAACGACTGCCGACCACCTGCCCGAAGGAATCACCCGCGACATGCTTCACGTTCACAGGTACGCGGTAGGCGACAAGTTGGCAACAGCCAAAGGTCTGACAATTGACAACTTCGAATATGGTATCCAGTTCGTCAAGTGGTCGCAGAACCCCAACGAAAAGAGCAAGTTTCTACATTGCCACGGCTTCAATAAGCAGTCCGGGCAATTCACGTTTTTTGTTTGTAAATTAAAATCATGAGATATGGCAAAGTTTAAAGTAGGGCAGAAGGTGGTGTGCGTTGATAATGACGAGGCAGCAATAACCAATGATATTCGCGGAGTCAGGCTGAAAAAAGGAAGCGTCTATACCGTTAAAAATCCGAACAACATAGAAGCGTCTGTGGAGGCGTTTTTTATTACCGGAAAACTGCTTGTTTTTATATCCCTTGAAGAGTCAGGGTCATGTTGGTGGAAGGAGACATCATTTGAACCACTCATCGAAGACACCGATCACAGCGAAACGTTCGTATCGAACAAAGTTAGTAGAGAACTAGCCCGTGAATCCGTCGAATACAACCCGATGGAAGTACCAGAGCATTTAATTGAGAAGGCATGAAACAAAACACGTACACACCGCCAAAGCACGCGGTCAATCAAAAGAGAGTGCCGCGCATTATTCAGCGGATGCGATCACCGTTTAACCGGTTTGACCGCTTATTCTTCAACAAGCGAAATTCGTTCATGGACTTCCTGGTGGAATGGCCGGACGGAAAGCGCGAATTCATGTCAGAAAACAAACTTAAAAAACTTGGAGTGTTATGAAACCAAAAACGATTGATGAGGAATTAACTTTAAAAACAAAAAAATGAACAAAGAAATCTATTGGAGGGAAGTGGAACTTGTGAAGTTAAAAAAGAAACAGTTAAATGAAAGATTAGAATATATCAGGCTAGAATATATCGACACTTGCAAACCGTGCAATGTTGGAGATGTTGTTGATATAACATTGAACTCGGGGCGAACAGAGAGAGGATTGGCGGCTTCATTTGGAATACTTAAAGACGGGATGGTCCATGTAACATCCTACAAGCAAGGTTCAAAAACAAGATACATCACGTCACCGAACAAATCAGTAAATGTTATAAAGCGTTTTGACGAAAAGTAGTATATTTGTTTAACGGTTGGGCTTCACAACATACAACCAAAAGACGTTCTTTAACCCTCTTAATGAACCCGGAAGTGAAGCCCCGGAGGATTTAAGGGGGTTTTTTAATATCAAAAAATTATGTCAAAATCATCGCCTGCATTCCAGTTTTATCCACAAGACTTCCTTGTTGGTACTGGTGATATGTTAGCAGAAGAAGTTGGTGGGTACATTCGGTTGCTCTGCTACCAATGGGCAAAGGGGGAATTGCCAAACAACAGGAAGAAACTTATGCAGATGAGTGGAGTTTTTGATAATGATTCGCTCTCGGTTATATTAAAAAAGTTTAAAGTGACAGAATCTGGAAACCTTGCGAATGAAAGATTGGAGAATACTCGGTCTGAACAGCAGGAATACAGAGACAAACAGAGGGAAAAAGCACTAAAGAGATGGTCAAAAAATAGAGAGGATAATGATGATGCCGCGGCACATGCTACGGCATTGCCAATGGATATGCCGGAAGCATGCCCTTCACCTTCACCTTCTACTTCTTCTTTATCTTCTACTTCTACTTCAAAAGAGAGTTTAGGCGAAAAAACGCCTAAACCACCATCTAAAATTTTCAAACCTCCAAGTGTTGATGAGGTGTCGGAGTACTGTACCGAGCGAAAAAACATTGTCGATCCTGAAAAATTCATCAGCTACTACACTTCCAACGGCTGGATGGTAGGCAAGACAAAGATGAAGAATTGGAAAGCAGCGGTACATACATGGGAGAAAAACAACTTTAATTCAAAAAACAATGAACAACTCAGAGAAATTACAAGGGAGCTCAGAGATAGCGACCCAAGACTTTAAAAAATCAATTGCTGCTTCTATTGCGGTAGCATTCGACAGAACATCCACGGAACCGTTCAACATTGACAACATGGTAGCTGATATTCATGCTGAATTTGGACACTTGTCAGTTAACGAGGTCATGAAAGCAATACGAAACGGTTCGCTAGGAGCATACGGAAGAACTTATAAGTTGTGCACTCAGGAGGTGTGCGTATGGATACGCGCATATCTGTCAAGCCCAACGACATTCAATCCGGCAAACTTGAATCTATGACAGATACAATCAACATCGAAAGAACAATCATTGGGGCGATCCTACAGTTCCCGCAATTCCTGGAACTCAAATGCGCACTTATGCTTACGCCTGACCACTTTGAAAGCAAAGAGCATGCGAAAATGTTTGAAATAATTCAGGAAATGAAAGCGGATAACCGGGTAATTGACCTGCTTACCTTCATGCGAGAACTCAACAACCGGAAACTGATGGAATTTTGCGGGGGCGTTTCACAAGTTTCGCAACTTACGAGTTCGTACATTCGTGAAGGAAACTTCGAGGAGTACGTTTTAATCACTTCTGAGAGACTTTTACGCCGAAGACTACTTCTTGTGAGCGACAGCATAAAGAACGTCGCTCTAAACGAAAATATGGACGTGTTTGACTGCATCGCAAAAGCGAACGAACTCATTGACGGTGTGTCCGACTTCGTGAAGCCCAACAATATCCGAACGAATGCCGTTATTGCGATGGAAGCAATACGCGAAATAGAGCAGCGCGCAGAGACGGGACTCGTGGGTATATCCTCCGGAATCCCAGAGATGGATCACCGCATAAAGGGATGGGCGAAGAAGGAGCTACACCTTATTGCTGGACGGCCCGGTATGGGTAAAACTGCATTCGCATTGTCAATGTTTGACAAGATGGTGTTCAACAAGGGTATGAAGGGCGCGTTCTTCTCCTTGGAGATGTCGGATATACTTGTTGCGCACCGATTGTTCGCTATTCATGCCAAGGTTTCATCCAGTCGCATTGCCTCCGGCCGTCCGAACGCAGATGAGTGGAAACGAATAAACGACTTTTCAGATGTTATGGCAGCATCTGGCATGCATCTGTACGATGACATGTTTAAACTAACGGAGATAGTGAGCGAGGTGAAGCGGTTGAAATCAGACACGGGTATTGACTTCGTTATGATCGACTACCTTCAATTGATCTCAACCAAGAAGTTAGGCAACCGGGAGCAGGAGATCAGCTATATCTCCCGGACGTTGAAGAACTTGTCAACCGAATTAGACATTCCGGTCATTGCCTTGTCGCAATTGAGCCGGGCCGTTGAGACACGCGGAGGTGATCACCGACCTAAACTGTCTGATCTTCGGGAATCCGGTTCATTGGAGCAGGACGCAAGTACCGTTACGTTCTGTTACCGACCTTCGTACTATGGCTTCACCGGGGATGCAGGGGAAGACTTGAGTGAAAAGGCATACTTGATCATTGCCAAGCATCGAAACGCTGAGCTTAGGGACGTTGAGTTGATGTATAATGAGAAGTTGAACCAAGAGTGGTGCAGTTCGATTATGAACGATCCGTTTACCGAGAATGCGAATAATGCGATCCAACCGAATCTTGAATTTTAAAACGAAATACTTAAACCTTGGTAGTATGAAATTAACTGACAAACTTAGAATTACACATGAGGACAATATGCAAATGATGGCTCGTTATCCTGACAACTATTTTGATTTGGCTATTGTTGATCCGCCTTACAAAATTGCGTCACAGCAAAAAAGAGGGGTTGGAAGCAGAATTGATAAAACCGGTAAAATGAACGGGGGGAACAACGAGTTGCCGTCAAAAGAATACTTCGACGAGTTGTTTAGGGTGAGTAAAGGGCAGATAATTTGGGGCGCAAACAACTTCGAAGGACTCCCTCGAACTGAATACTTTACAGTTTGGAACAAAGAGCAGAGTGTCGATAATTTTGCGTCACTAGAATATGCGTGGGTGAGTATGTCGATAGGTAAACCAGCCAAGATGTTTACCTATTCCATCCACAAACACAATGCAAGCAAAGGAGACAAGATACACCCAACAATGAAGCCGATCAAACTGTACGAATGGCTATTGATGAATTATGCAAAGCAAGGGGATAAAATACTTGATACCCACCTCGGTAGTGGTTCAATCGCGATCGCCTGTCATAATTTAGGATTCGAACTAACGGCCTGCGAACTTGATAAAGACTACTATGATGCAGCTATAAAACGCATTCAAAATAGAGTCAATAATAAAGACTTGTTCGACCTTATTCGGGAGGCTGATTCTTATTTAGAATGATTCCAAATTACACATAAAGTTTGCGTAATTGGAAATTGTTCGTATCTTTGGTGAAACAAAACTATAAACATGAAACTAACATTAAAAGAACAAGTTATACTCGACGTCTGTCGAGATATTGACGCGTGGGAGATAGCACAGGAGAAGCCAGCGTTTTC